TGGCACAGCTGGTGGCCGTCGATATCCCCCACCAAAAACTGTTGGCGGAGCCGGTCGCCTGCCGCGTTGCGTTGGGCCGGGGTCATTGCGGACCCCTCATGCTCAGCCCGGCATCCGCCAGAAACTCACGGATTTCCGCCAGGGTCTTTTTGCCCAGATTCGGTTGGCGCAGCATTTCGGCTTCTGTTTTTGTGACCAGTTCGTCCAGTGACCAGACCTCCGCCGACCACAAGCAGTTCCTTGCCCGGCTGGATAGCTTCCTGGTCAACCCCAACGCCGCCAGATCGCGCTCCAGGCGGGCATGGCCTTCGCGAGATTCCCGCCGCCATCGCGGTGATTTCCTGTAGGCCTCGTCTTGCAAGTGCGTTTCGAATAAATAGTAATCCTCAAGCAGAATCCGCCGCCGTTCCGGCGTCATCCTCCCCCACCGCTCCTGATCGAGGTGGTCGAAGAATTTTCCGGTGCGGCTGCCGTCGATCTCCAGCGCGACTTGCACATAGCCGACCGACGCATCGAAAATGGCGATGCAAGACGCCTTGTCCAGCAGCGAATTTTGTTCCCTTTCACTCATCTTCACCGGTTTGGCGGCGCCATCGTACATATCGCCTGTCCGCCAACTCTCCTCCTCCCACCAGCGTAGCCAGCGGGCGGAAGGACTCATGGCCAGCTCAAGCCGGTACTCCATTTCCTCGCTCAGGGACCGTCCGTTGGCGTCGGCCCGCTCTGCCAGTTGTTGTTTCAGCTCATCTCTCAGTCGCAGCGTCACGTTGTTACGCTTGCGCTGTTCCGGGCTGAGTCGGGGCCGTCCACGTTTCGGGGCTGCCGGGGTCATGATTCAGCCCCTCTATAGTTTTCTGGCTTCGAACACATACAAATCGCCCTTATCTTGGCAAAGCGCCGCGCCTTCGCGTAGGCATTGAATCCGATAGCTGGTGAAAACACCTTTTCTTTCGAATAACCCGGATGACCAGCCGCCGGATAGATCACGACATAGCTACCCGATTGCTTCTTGATGGTAATGCGTTGCCGCATTTCCCGATATTGCCTGCTAGCCATGATTGCCTCTTCTTTCTACCCTGGCAGAATTGCCGCCGGTGGGGAGCGCTGTTACACGCTCCGCACCAGGAGCGATTCCCCAGTTATTTTAATATTTCGCCGTTCCACAATCCGGCAAACGAACCCGGCTCCAACACGTCAAACTTTTTGGTCTTGGTGTTGAATTGCGCCCGCTTTAAAAGCACGTCATCAACATAGAATCGGTATTCTTTCAAGTCGTCGCCAATATCCTTAACCGTTGTTCTATGGTTTACAAAATCGAAAGAATAAGCTTTTGACGTTCCCACCTTGACCGCGACCTCGCCGCGTTCCTTGACGCCGTAGGATTTAGATGAGCCGTAAATACACGCCGTTACTTCGTTCCAAATTGGATATGATCTCATGATTCCGTGCCTCTTTTGATTGGATTATGAATGGCAATAGCCGTCGATTTCGATTCCCAAGAACATCCCGCACCATGCGACCATGATCGCGCCATCGGAGCCGAATGTAGGCTGGATAGTGCGACGGAATTGCAGATAGCTCATGCCCTGATTGGATTGGTGCCATTTCCTGGCAAGTGAGATTTGTTGATTTTTGGTAATTCTCATAATTGTGTGCCTCTTGTTTAGGTTTCAAAATCGACTGGTTAGCAGCCGTGTATGGACTGGCCGAAACCAGCCCATCCAGAGTCGCTAGTTACGATTCCGTTGCATTGCCCGAACGCTAAACTTGTCGGTGCATTCTTGCTCATTGAATATTAACTCTGCCTTGTCGCCCACGGCCCGGATGAAGATTCCCGCGTCACAATCTTCCTCCAGGTACAGGTCATGGCCATCGGTGCGGGAGAATTCCGAGAAGTCTTGCGGCGTTAATCCGAAATCCTGCAATGTCTGGATATTGACTTGCAACCATGCGTGGCCAGGATCGAAGAACCAAGTGCAATTAATCGTGCGCAAATGGGCGTAGTATTTCAGCCCGCTAATGTCTTCGGTGATTGTATATGTTGTCATGCTATTGTGCCTCTTTTGGTTAAGTTTCGAATTCGACTATCTAACAGCCGTCGATAGGCTGGGATTCTGCCCAGCCCACCAAGAGTCGCTAGTCTTCGTCGTATTCCGGCGCCCACTCGTCAGCGTCCTGGTGGGCTTGTTGGCTATAGGCAAATGGTCCGGTCGGCTCACTGTCATACAGGCAGCCAGGAAAACCGGCCGCCCAATACCAGCCCGGTTCTACATGGACAGACTCAAACCAAAATACTTCGAATGAGCCGTAGGGCTCTTGCGTTTCGTCAGCATGGAATTGATGAAAACCAGCGTGCGAGTCGTAGACTTTCGACTCTTCGATTCTTACTGTGCCTAATTTCATTTTATTGTGCCTCCGCACGAACAGGTATTGGCCATGCTAGAATACCATCCGGCTGAGTTTGTGCCGGTTATACGCTTTATTGCGATACATATCGCGCACGGTCTGTTTTCCCGTGGCGCGGCAAGCATGGCACGGGCCGGACTTGACCTTGCCATAGCCGCCCGCCCATTGAAACGTGCCCGTGCCATTGCACTTGGCGCAAGTGCCCGGCTTGGAATTTGGAACGCTCATATCGTACATGATTTTGTGCCTCTATTTGTTGTTGGTGCCATTAACGATTCAGAGACTAGACGATTGGCAATGTGTGGTCAAGCGAATATATGTTATTTTCTGCGTCCATATGTGTGCTATATATAGTGCGCCATATAGAGGAGACATTATGAACCAGCACCAAGACCAAATAGCGCTATTGTCGGAGGTTGAATCATTCTGCCGGAGGCATGGATTGGCAGACTCCAGATTCGGAGCATTAACGCCAGTAAATGACACCCACCTAGTGGAGCGTATGCGATCCGGTTTATTGCGTCGATCGACAATGAATAAGGTACGCCAGTTTATGGCCCGTTACGAATTAGACTCCGTCGCATGACATGGCGCTTGATAGGACCGATATGGCGCTTGCCAGACGTCACGGCATCCCAACGGCTGGTACTGTTGGCGCTAGCGTCATTCACCGACAAGACCGGCTCTAATGCCTACCCTGCGCTAGGCACTTTGGCGAAAATGTGCAGCTGCAATAGATCGACAGTACATCGTGCCATAAAGTCATTAATCGTTCGGCAGTTAATCCAGCCCACCGGCAAGGGCAGAAAGGGCACAATCCGCTATCGTGTTAATGTGCCAATGCAACGGCAGGGGTCGCACCATGCAACCACCAGGGGTGGCACTCTGCAACCCAATCCTATTAATAAGAATCCTAGTTATAAGAATCCTGTTAATAAGGGAGATTCTTATATTAATTCTGGGAACCAACAGGCAATAAATATAGACCGGTTTAGCTCCGTCCAGTATTCCAAAAGAGGGACTCCATTGCCTGAGTCCGGGAGCGAAATGTCTGCCAGAGTGGCGAGGGAGCGAGAGGCGAGGCGGAAAGGGTAAAATACTAGCGGTTGGCGGGCGCTGAGCCTTGGAAAACCTCGGTAGTGTGGCGTAGCCGGAGGGTGACGCAGTCGTCACCGCTCCAAAAGGGTTTGAACTGGCCCCAAACCGAACCCAAACCGGTTCCAGTTCGGGCCGGTTCGAACCGACCCGGTTCCCGAACCCGAACCCGCCCGGTCCCGGCGCCCATCCGAACCCGTCCGGCCCGGTTCCGATAGGGGTCCCTGGCCCGGTTTTCGGTTCGCCGAAATCGAAACGGAACGGCGGCCCCGGTCGTCATCGTCAGCCTATACGGGGAATAACAAGCACACACCAACCTCCACTCCACCAACCTGCCTCTGGTCACCCCAGTCTACTCGTACCCACCCTCAGATTGCCCAATGCCACTGGATTGGGTTATAGATGGCGGTGTAATTATTGGGAGCTTTGTGATGTCTGAAGTTGAGCCCGGCGCGGAAATGGTGGAAATTGCAAAAAAGCGCGGTCGTCCGCCGCATTGTCCGACTGACAAGACCCGGCACATGGTTGAAGAGGCTGTGGGCATGGGGCTTGAACAGGTGAAGATTGCGCAGTTGTTGGATATTGCGCCGAAGACCTTGCGGAGGTGCTATCGCCATGAGCTTGATGTTGGCGTTACCAAGGCCAATTTGAGCGTGGCGAAGACCCTGCATAAGCGGGCCACTTCGGGCAAGGATACCATTGCCGGTATCTTCTGGCTCAAGGCCAGGGCCGGTTGGGTTGATACGGTGAAGCAGGTGCATGAGGGCATCCCGGAGAATATCACCGTGACGTTTGCCCTGGAGCCGCCAGAAGAAAAGCCTGAACTGGTTGATGTAACCCCCCGAAAAGAAATAGAAAATTGAAAAAAGCATTGTTTGCTTTTTGATTGATCTCTGATGGAACTCAAATCAATCGTCAAGCTGATTGAGACCCTGGGTATTCCTTTGGCGGTGGCGTTGTGTCTGGGGATCGGGTTGTGGAAGCTGATCCAGTTTCTGCTGAAAGACCTGAAGACCGATATTGCCGACCAGCAAGATGATCTTCTCCAGGCGCTGCGCGGCAACCAGACCATGATTATCAAGCTGATCGACCGGGTCCGCACCCTGGAAATCAACCAGATGACTGCCTATACCTCCCTGCTGACTGCCGCCAGGGCGGATTTGCCCGATTGGCGGCGTACCAGAGCGGAGCGAATCGCGGAATTACACGAACAGATCAAGGACATCTCCCATAATGGCGAGGAAGGCGAGTAATGACATCCGTCGAGATCAAGATCCCCTATACCCCGCGCCCGCAACAATTCGACTTGCATCGAAATGACGCCCGTTTCAAGATTTGCGTCTCCCACCGGCGCTGGGGCAAGTCCGTCTATGCGGTGACGGAGCTGCTGCGGCGGGCGCTGGAACTGAAGACGGCGCGTAATGATGGGCGTTTCATGTATCTGGCCCCCTATTACCGGCAAGCCAAGCAAGTGGCATGGGATTATCTGTGCTATTATGCCCGCGATCTGCCCGGCACCAAGATAAATCAGTCGGAATTACGGGTCGATCTGCTGAATGGCAGCCGTATCCGGCTGGCCGGGGCGGGGGATGACCCGGACGCCCTGCGCGGGATCTACCTGGATATGTGCGTTCTCGACGAATATGCCGACATGAGCCCCCGCGTCTGGTCGGAGATCATCCGCCCCGCCCTGGTGGACCGCAAGGGCGCAGCCATATTTATCGGCACTCCCAAGGGGAGAAATCATTTTTGGCGATTGTATGAAAATGCGGCAGATGACCCGGAATGGCACCGCGCCATCTACCGGGCTTCGGAAACCGAGGTGATCGACCCCGCTGAACTGGAAGCGGCGCGACGGGAGATGGGCGATGACGAGTACCAGCAAGAGTTCGAATGCTCATGGACCGCTGCCATTAAAGGCAGCTACTACGCTGGCATCATTGATGACGCGGAAAAGGAAGGCCGCATCGCCCGCATCGAATACGACCCGGCGATCCCCGTGCATGTGGCCTGGGATTTGGGCATCTCCGACAGCTGTGTGCTGTGG